CATCAATGCTGCCTGTTTAATTACAGGGTAAGTAGAAATAAACGCAGAATTTTGCGTATAAGTCACCACGATTGGGTTGGCCACAGTCTGATTCAACGTGTTAGGGATTGTGTTCAAAATAACACGATTACCCGTTGGGTCGTATGAATATTGTGTTGATGCAATCGTAACTGGTACTGTGTTTGATGTGGAATAAAACTCCACCTTGTTAATGATTACGCCAACCGTGTTAAAGGCAGTTACGGCCACTTCAGGCAAATCCAAAAACACCGCTGTGTTGTACAAGCCAAAGTTAGGGTAATAGACCTTGTAGGTGGTTGGATAAATAGCCGCACCAATAAAGTCTTCAATGGCCATCCTTGTGGCCAGTTCCAAAGACTGCAAGTATGTGTCTTGGCTTTCATCATCAAACAAATTTAATTGTTGCGTGATTTCAGAAAGGGTTAGCCAAGGCGTTGCTACGTCACGGTCAACTTGCTCAAATTTGGCGTAGTTAAACGGATTCCGCTGGTCGGAATAAAAGGGCGCGAGGGTTTGATTCTCGACAGCCATGTTTTATACACCAACCAAACGGATGCCAGCAAACGGGTCACGAACGGTACTTACAAGGCGTTTCTCTGCGAACAGAGTCACAAAGCCTGGTGCCGTTTGTTCCATCGCCTGCACCGTCATTTCCTGCACATCAGCAATCGTTACAAATCGTGGCCAGTTAGCCAAATAAATATTAAATTTGCCCGCACCTGTTGTTTGCATATTTGGATTTGCAATAACAGGGAAGCCAAACACATTCATAACAGCACCGCCATCATCATCGCCAACTTCTGCGAATTGTTTGATAGCATTAGCACCGCCAAGGTTACGCAATTCGTGAATTGTCTGTGGGTGCATCATCCACGCAGTGCCAGGCAAGTTCCAATATTGTGCAGGGAACAAACGAGCCATGTCTGTAATGTCAGAATATGTGACTGCCGCTGCCGCTTGTGTAAATGTAGCAATCGAATGAATACCGTTTGTGATTGCAGTACCGCTAGAGCCATAAGCAGATGAAGCGGCACTTGCGTACATATTTAATCCGCGCAAACCACTTGTGCCACCGTTGGCAGTAGTAGTTGAACCCGCTTGGTCATTATTCAGCACCATTGATGCGCCTTCGATTTGTGCAAATTCAAGCATCAAATCATCAATGATTGTCTGGTCAAGATAGTTAATGTCAGACATAACCGCAGTACGCACAGGCAACTGGGCTGTAATCACACGGGTAGGCAATTGCCAGATTGATGTGGCGGTGTTTGGAGTACCGCTGTCTGGCGTAAATGTATAGCCAAAAGGATTTGTCTGGTTGGCCGCATTACCTGTCTTTACCACAAATTGCACAGCAGAACCAGCCGCAGACACAACGCGAGACATAGCGCGAATAGGATTTGCAAAACGTAATGTTGCAAAAGCATCATCAAAATAAGTGCGACCACCAATATCAGCACCAGACCCTGTAAGCGTTGATGCTTCACGAAGATCAATCTTTACTTTGCCGCCCTCTGTAATGGCTTGCTTGATGCCGTCTAGGATTTTTTGGTTTGCACTCATTTTGATAATTCCTTAAAGATTAAAAGACGGGAGGCCGAAGCCCCCCATCATTTTTTTCGCTAATTAAGCGCCTGTCGCTGTGGAGCGATAGCGAATAATGGCGTTGGGGTCAACAACGCTGGAGCAAAGGCGTTTCTCACCAAAGAAAGTGATAAAGCCTGGGGCTGTCTGTTCGTATCTACGCAGAACCATGCTCAAACGGTCAACGATTGTGTGGCCGCGTGAGAAGTCACCGAAGTACATTGGGAACAGGCTTGTAGTGCCAGCAGAAGCGCCAGCAGATGTAGGAGCAGAGCAGTATGAGTTTACATACACATCAAAGCCCAACAACTTGCCAACGATGCCGTCATAAATCAGCGGAGACATACGTTCAAACACAGGCGTACCGTTGTTGTCCACCAAGCCGCGGATGCCAGCGAGCATCAAGGGATTGATAACAAAACAGTTGCTTGCAGACCAGTATTGCTGTGGCAAGTTGTGAATGAATTGAATCAAATCAATGTATTTCACGTTGTTTGCAGCGGCAAAACCATTGGTGGTGGTTTGGTCATAGGTTGCAATGCTGTGCAGACCGTCAGTAGAGGCAGTACCGCTTGAGCCGAAGGCCGCAGCAGAGATAGTGCCACCAGTGTAGGTTGCGTTAGAGCCAGGGTAAGAATTCAGACCACGCAAGCCTGAAGTTGCACCGTAGGCAGTAGTGGTAGAACCTGCTTGGTCGTTGTTCAAAATCATTGACAAGCCTTCTTGCTGGCTGAATTCCTGCAACATGTCGTCAACAACATTGGCCTCCAAGCCATCGATGTCATCCAAAGCCGCAGTACGGATTGGGAACTGCACATTGATGTCTTGCATGTTCAATTGCCAAATGGTTGTTGATTCAGTAGTGGCAGCGCCATTGTTCTGAATTGCATATCCCCAAGCAGCACCCGCGTTGCCAGACTTTGCTCTAAACATGTAGGTTGAGGAGTCAGTAGCAACATTGCGTGACACACCGCGCATTGGGTTCAATAAACGCAGTTTGTGGAACACAGGGTCATAAGATGTACGACCACCGATGCCAGCGCCAGAACCAGTCAAGGTTGAGGCTTCTGTCAAATAGGCTTGGTGCTGTTCTTCAGATTCCCACAATTTTACTTCTGTGTGAACACGATTTGTACCTTTTGTGAAAGAAGCAAGTTGCTCTTTCACGCGACGATTCACATCACCACGAACTGTTTTAGCAGGGGTGCGAATGATCTCAGGGATTTGAATTGCAGAAACTTTGGCTTCCAAAGCGGCAAACTTTTCAGTCAACTCGGCTTTTGCGGATTCCACAGTAGTTGCGACTTCGCTTTTTACAGCGTCAATTTTGGCTTCGTTAGACACAGCAATAGCGTCAACTTTTTCGAGTACTTTATCCATAGACATGATAATTTCCTTTAGATACGTTTTTCAAGTGCCTTGGCCAACTCACGCGCTTCAAAAGCGGCAAGCAGAGCATCGGCTTCGTTTACCACCGCATCAGGCTCACCCTGAGTTGGTAGAGATTCAAGTGGCTTAGAAACTGCCTCACGCTGTTCCAGAGCGTTCTTGAATACCAAAGATGCGGTGGTCGCATCCTTTCGAGTCAGACCCGCCTCACGCAAGGTCTTTTCGACTGAGCGAATGTTCAAAGCACCTTCAGGGCTAAACATTTCTAATTTGTTGATTTCTGCATTTGGGTTGTTTGGATACATAACTACGGACACTTCGCGCAAGCCGCCTTTAGTAATTTGAAAATAAGCATCTTCTGATTGGTCTGGGTTGCCATCAGCATCAACCATTTGGGCTTCTTCTGCATAAGCGCCAACAGAAACACCGCCAAACATCTTTGGGGATTCTTTTAGGATTTGATAAAGGTCATTGCCACCAACTGTGTTTGTGTACAAGCGACCTTTGGCGGTCATGCCTTTGTCGTCAAACTCAAATGAATTCCACTCGCCCATTGGCATACCAAGGTCGTTGTGATTTAAAAACATTGGAAGTGGTTTGTCGCCAGCATTGAATTCATCTGCCCAATCCATGAAACCTTCGGGCTGATAGTTAAATTTGCGACCGTCTGCGCCTTCACGCGCTCCCCAAGTTGTCACTCTGGCTTCCATCATGCCTGATGGGTTTTGTGCCTCGTTTGCGCCAGCCGCTAGTTGGACCTGCGCTTCGCAAATTAGCGTGTAATTCTTCATTTATCACCCCATTGTGGATAGATTGATTATCGTCTCTTATCTTGTGGGGCTTCTCTATTCTCGCGAGTGTAACATTACTCGGTTTAATTTGTGAAGCCAAAATTGCAAGTTTTTTTGCAATCATGTTGTGCCAATATTCATTTTCCGCTTTTGGCTACCGCCACCACCGCCCGTGTCCTGTGGTGAAGTACCCTTTATAGGCTCATCAGATGAGCCACCAGATTGTAGTTCATCACCACCATCAATACGCGGCATATTCAGATATTCACGCGCTTCGTTGGGAGTCATAATGCCAGATTTGACCGCGGCTGTCACAAAATTCATTTGGTCAAGCGGTGCGCCTTTTAAAAAATCTTTTGTATCAAAGCGCACACAAAGGTTTGGATAACCTTTAAACAAATGCTGTTTTAATTTTTGCTCAACGCTAATAACGGTTGGATACATAACCGTTTTATAAAACTCATCCAACATAGTCTGAGTATTATTATATTTGCCATCGGCAATTCCAAGCATTGCAGGCGGTACACCAAACAAACCGCAAATGCGCTTCATGGTTTGGATTTTCAGATTGGCCGCGTCAGCATCTTGTAGATTTAGCATCTTGATGCTTTCATACGTCATGCCTTGATCGAGCAACATACCCTGACCCGACTTGGATGGGTCTGTGGCCCTGCTGCCAGTCATTTGATTCCAAGTTTCTTTAATCCGAGCCGCGATTTCTTTGTACTTTGCGTCAGGAATAACTTGATCAGTCTTAAAAATGCCAGAAGGTTTAGCACCGTTCTGCATAATGAAGTTGGCGTAAATATCAATGTCTTGGTCTAGCGCAATTAACTCTGTGGCCAAGATGCCTTTGTTAAAGCCAGACGAGCCTTGCCATGCCGCTTCTTTGATGTGCATGATTTGATGTGCATCCAAAGGCGTGTCTTTGCTAAAGCCGTATGAGGGTGAACTTAGAACATAAGACGGATAGTTGCCTGGAGTCAATTTGACCGTAATCAGCGTGGCATCCATGTTGTACATCTCAATTGGAGTCTGCACAGGGTCTTTTTGGTCTTTTCTCCACCACAGGGTAAAGGATTCACCAGCAAGATCTTGCCACATCATCCATTGATACCAAAATTCATAGGCGCTTTGGAAGTTATTTGGGTTGTGCAACAAATTCAGCACTTGTTGGGCTTTACCCTTGTCTCTGGCGCCAACACTAGGGTCTGCCAAGGCATCTACCAAATTGCCATCTTTATTCTTGGCCATGATAGCAATACCGCATTGAGACAATGCCCTTGCCTTAACGCCAACGCATCCCATCACGGTGGAATTGCGTGTCAAAGCAGACATATCCAACACGCGGCCTGCGGTGGTGGTGCTAGATGTTGTTACATACAGTAATTGCTGAGAGGGCTGCTGGCGATTCTGCCCCATAATTACTTGGTTGCCCAACTGCAATTGGCCAAGAACTGCGTTAGATTCAGTTACTTTTTTTCTGCTGAAAACATCCAAAATGCCCATGTTTTTCTCCTAAATTTCCGCAATCCTACATTAAAACGAGCGAAATCCAAAACTATCGCTAACATAGGGATTATCTAACGAACAATGAGCCGCAATAATCATAGATATGATGCCGTCAACCTTTGCACCTTTGTCTGCTTCGTTCTTACGCACTTTAATATTGCCGTTAACATCCACGAAACAAGAGCAGTTTCCTAATTGCCATCCAACAAAAGGATTGCCATCATGCTTAATTTGTTGATTCAAAATCAACTTTTCAATGTACTTACTTGGGTTATTTAGGACCGCCATGCCCTGACCAACCTTTTTTACAGGCAGTCCAGCATCGTGCAATCTGGCCACCAAAGAGGCTGCGTTGTATGCGTCATACCCAACTTCTTTGACGTTGTATTTTTGACACTGTTGGTTAATGATGTAATCGCTAATCTCGCGGTCATCCATCACGTTGCCTTCTGTCAGTTTCAAAATACCGCTTTTAATGGCCACTTGAAAAATGTCCAAATAGTGTTTGGGTATATGCGCTAAAGAATCTTCCGGCAAAAAGAACTGCCATTCGGCTTCATAGTCCAATTCACCAAATCTTTTTAAAGTACAAACGGCATTTAAATCTCGCGTTGCTGCCAAGTCAAAACCGATAAAAACCGCCTCTGGGTTTTTGCGTGGCTCAACAATAATTGCCGCAGGGTCATCCCAATGCTGTCTGTCAAGCCATGCCGCATTAGATGAAACCCAGATATTGAGGGTTTTGCAAAGAAACTCATTAAGTGCCGCTGGCTTATGTTTGGCTTCCTCTGCCCGTTGTGCAATGGCATCCTCATAAACCGATATTCCATGCATTGGATTGGCTTTTGCCCAATTCACAGGGTCACGCCAGTCATCACCTAAATCTAGGCCGTAGAGCAAGCCAAACCACCGCGGGTTGTCAGTTGCCTCGCCACGAAGCATCGACTGATACATGGACAAGTCCTCATAAAACTTTGTGTCCTTCGTGAACGAGGCGGTCGTAATATACACCCGAAGTGGGTTCTGTCTGGCCACCATACCTGAGTGCAAAACCTCAATTGAGTTGCGGTCAACAATCTGCGCGGCCTCATCCACCACCACCGCAGACGGGTTTTTGCCGTCACCAGTCTTCTTTGTATCACGGCTCAACGCCTTGAACATAGACTGCGAATCGCCTCTTTTACCAATGCTAAATTTAGTAGGGGTAAATAATTCAGCCAGTTCTTTGGGCATAGATTCCACAAAACCTTTGGCAGCATCAAACACAATTGTTGCCTGCTCCCTGTTTGTGGCTAAAGTAAACACTTCAGGACCAGCCTCGCCAAACAGTAACTCATAAAGGGTTAACACCGCAGTCAGAGTTGACTTGCCAGCCTTCCTTGGAATAAACAAAATAACATCCGTCACCATCCGCTTGTTTAGGGTTTTCTTTGACCTAAACCCGTAAATGGCGCAAATAAGCAATATCTGGAACGGCTCAAGCACAACCGATTGCCCTGCCTGTGGGCCTTTTGTGTGTTTTAGCGTAGCCGCAAACTGTAAAACATGGTCAGGCGCTCGGCTGTCAAACACCCATTCCCATTCTTTGTTTTCCAACTGGTTGATGAATCTTTGGCAAGCCAAGCGCACATCGTTGCAAACATTTATCTCGCCCTTGGCCACCGCATGAGCATAGGCTATACCGTCTTGGTAATTCATCCGGCAAACGGTCCTTTAAGGAATTGCGCCACAGGGCTGTCTTCTTCCTGTTTGCCAGCAGACAAACGGCTTCTAGGGGTCAACCCTAATTCGTTCATCAATTGAATAATTAACGTCATGGTCTTATTCCGCACAGACAAATAAGGATTAGGACCAACCGTTTTGCCATCATTAAACTTAGAAACAATACCACCGCGTTTAATTGCGTCGGTGCATTTCACATAAGTATCAATATGGTCGGCCAGCATCGCCAATGTGTGTTTGTCTTGGTCATTCCCAATCCCGTACACGTTATAAAGAAATTCTGCCGTTTCCTCAATAAATTGAGTCTTGTCCCACGCCTCTGGGTTATCCACCCACTCCGCTTTAGGAATTCTCTTTTTTAAATTGTCAGGCAGCATCTTGGGCATACCCCTTTTGGGAGTAGTCCCGTCAACTAAATGAAGTTCTGGTGGTTTTTGGTTCATAACTCAACTGTAATGTATTACCCCCCAATGGTCAAATTCATTTGCGGGTAATTGGGGACCGCGCTTGCTTTTTAAACGCTCCGTTTGGTTTTAGTTCTTAAGTATTAAAAACACTTTGTAACGCTCGAATTGAAGCAATTGCATCATCAAAACCAAGTATGCAATGCCTATATTGCAAGCGTATGTGTTTGGCTTTTAAATAGGTTGCATAGGCTTGTTCTTTTGTATCAAAGTAGCCAAGGGTTACTACTTCAGGCATGATACCTATTTGCGCCCGCCATTTGCCGTATTTATCAAACCATGTAACGCCTGTATATCCTGATTTATTGCGTGCGCTAAACTTTCTTTCTACTGTAAACGGCTTTGGTTTGCTTGCCTTACGCTGTTCTGTTGCTTCTTTCTTTAGTAATCTGCATTCTGTTTCCCACCAACGATTAGCCGCTTCGGTAGGGTTATCAATCCAATATTGAATCCATCGTTCCCTGTTGGCTATGCCGCCCATCATGGTATCAACGGGCATACCACCGCGGGCAATGTTCCAACCTATACGGTTAGTAGGTCTTAACAATCCTTCAATTTGTTCGCAGTATTCGCGAGTATCAGCTACTACAACTACTTCATAGATTAAGTTAAAGTGTTTGCAGATAGCCCGATTAACAACGGCACAATGTTTGTCGGGGTTTGTGCGTGCCGCCCTTTTGTGTTCGGCCCATCTTTCTCGGGCCATACCATTGGTAATTCCTACATAGCCTTGTTTAGTAATGTCGGTATGTTCGGGCTTGTGTATCCAGTAAACAACTGATGCGCCTAAAGGCTGTAATTCTTCGTTTTTAAACATTACCCATCACCCTAGCGTAATCTGCCTGTGCGTAATCTTTATGGGGTGTGCCATAGGCTCTGTAAATGCCCTTTTGTTCTAGTTGGGTCTTTTCTGAGTGGTGTGTTTGGCAAAGGGATTGGAAGCGGTTGATGAAGAAGGCTTCTTTGCTTATATGTGACCAAGGGAATAGGTGGTCAACTACATTGGCTGGTGTGATGATGCCTTGGGATTGGCAGGCTATGCAGATGGGTTGTTTGCTTAGTTGTATTTGCCTGAATGATAACCATTGTCTTGTGTTGTACATATCATTAAATGATTTGCGGTCTTTGTTGTACTTTTGATTGAATACATCTCTGCCGCCATGCTCTATGCAGTACTGGTTGTATTTGCTCTTAGTGTTCTTGCATCCTAAGTGTGAGCAGGTAGTGTTAGTTGGTATTGATGGCATGAAGCCTACAGAGCATAGGTTTACTTAAGGAACTTCAACTTATAAACTGTTTGGTTTAGCAGTGTTGCTATGCTGTCAATCTCGTTCTGTATCTCGCTGTCTTGTGGCATTTCGCTTCGGTAATCGCGCACATAGTTACGCAGACTGATGATGTATGACAATGGGTCGTCATTGTTGCCGTTGCCAAACATGGCTGGATATGGCTCAATGATTGTTTCGTATGCGCCTTGGATTGATTCGACCAGGCTGTCTACTAGTTCTGGAATTTCATCATAGTACGCGGCTAATGCGACGTGCTGTGAGTATGATGTCGATTTGAAGTGCATCAGGTGTGTCAGTGTTGC